TTGTAGCAGAAAACAAAAAGTATGTTCATGCTTTTGTCAAAGGCAAGTGGAGAAGTTCTTGGACATTGTGTGGAGATCACGATCAAGTTGAGTACAATCCGAAAGAGAATAAACTTTTCAAAGTTACCGACTGGTATGGCGGCAAAGAAATTTCCCCAGACTGGAGAGGAACAGTTTACTTCGGTAAGGAAACAACAACGGATGGAACATTAACTTTGTGGAAAGAAAGGGGGTAAAACTTTCCCCGAATCGGGGATCGGGGTTAATCGGGGTCAGCTTCGGCTGGCTCCGATTTTTTTTGTGCTTTATTAGGTTTAGGTTTTATAAAATTTTTTCCTGGGAGATTTTTGCCTGGGAAGGAATACGCACAATTGTTCGCTTTTCGCATGCGAATCAAGTCTTGCCTGGAAAGAGTCGTGCCTGCTGAAATTGTTCGGAGTTGTGCCTGGAGGCAAAAAAAAGAGCCGAGAAATATTTGGAAAGGAAATTCTCGACTCTTCTAATCAACATAGCTACCTAGGAGTAGGCAACTTCAATTAATATAGTATTGATTACCAGATATGTCAATAGAAAAAAAATAAAAAAAGTTGTTGACATTATATATAGTAATGATTACTATGTATATATAAACGAAACAGCCAAAGGAGGACATCATGTCAGATTATTGTTTCACAGACGTTGTAGAGGGCAACAGATATAGAGTTGCTAAAATTGTCGAAAACGAGTCAGGGTACTCACCATTAGGTAAAGCTAATCCTGATGATCCACATGAGATGGATAAGTTCGTATTCAAGAACAAGGATCAAGTAAGATCCGTAGTTGATAACATGAACGAGCATCTTGGTGTTAATAAGGATAGGGAGAGACAAATAAAAGTCTCTACAATGTTCTAATGACTAAGTGGGAAGTCGTATTGACAGTCGTACAAGCCATTACCTTTTGGGTAATGGTTTGTGCAGTAGTAATAATCGTACCATTTTAAGGAGGTAGCAAATGAAAAAGTATAGAATAACATCATCAAAAATATTGATTGAATGGGATAACAGTCCAAAAATGTATGTTGTAGAACATGAAATGCCAAGTGACTTGCAACAAGCATATGATGAATGGTTAAATTCGATCGAAGATGAAGCTAACGCAACGTAAGAAGGGAGGAGCTGAAGCTGGGTTTGTAGCCCAGCTTCTTTTTTATCCTGTAACCGAACAATTGTTCGTATTCAACGACTCGCGGGTACGCTGCGTTCCTGCTGTAAAAAAAAATAAAAAAAGATATTGACATATGTAGTAATCAATACTATATATATATTATAAATTAATTTCAGCCAAAGGAGAAAGAAATGCAGAAAAAAATTTATTTTGCTTACGGAGCAAACACTAACAAAGATGCGATGGCGATCAGATGTCCCAAAGCTAAAGTTATCTGTGGTGGTCATATTTACGGCTACAAGTTAAAGTTTAACAATGTAGCAGACATTGTTCCTGTCAAAGGATTCGATCAATATGCACCTTGTGTTATATGGGAGATCACACCTCAGTGTGAAGAAGCCTTAGATCGTTTCGAGGGATTCCCATCATTGTATCACAAGATTGAGGTAACTGGTTACGAGGGAACGCAAGGAGAAAGTATAACTGGCTTTGCTTATAAGATGAATTACAAAGGTTTTCATGGACCAAGTCCTTTGTATGTTAGAACTATCAGAGATGGTTTGAAAGGAGTGTGGGATAAGTTCTACCATGCAGACATTGATAACCATATCGATAAAGCAATCATAGAAAGTTTTCGTGAAAGAGAAAATCCAAACATTCATCACCAAAAAGTGGGTGGGAAGCAGTGGGCGTAAAACTTTCCTGAGGCGAAAGCCCAGCTCTTCACCGAGCTGGGTTTTTTTCTGGCTGGAGAGCGAACAATTGTTCGTACTGGATCGGGCAGGAGGCTGATCGGGCTGATCGGGGATCGGGCTTCTCTGGCATCTGGCTCATGAAGCATCAACCTTCCAGTGATTTTATAGAGTTATAAATAAAAAAAAAAATAAAAAAAAATTTTTTTTAAGTTATTGATTTTATTGACTTTTTTTCTTCAGCCCCAAATTGTTCGCTTTTAGCTATTGTAATGATTGCTATATGGTATATATTAATAAGGTATTTAAATTTTAATTTTGGAAAGGAAAAAAAAATGCAAAACAAATTCAAATATATCAACAATCAATCTCGATACGCTTTTGGTTTTGAACCAGAGTTCAATTGCTCAAAAGAAGATTACGAATTGAACCAAATAAATAGAACTAGTTCTAGTCCTATTCATGGTTTAACAATCAAGACAGATGGTAGCCAAGCTGATCTTGAAATGGATTTACCAGTTCTAGCAGATTGTAATCTAGCATGGGAGTATTTAAAAGAGTGTTGTAACTTTGTAACTTCTAATGGTGGAACAGTTAATAAACATTGTTCAGCTCATGTTCATTTATCCACGTTACCAATTAGATCTGATTTAACTAATGAACAATTTACTAGAAAATCAATTGAAATGAAAAGACATTCAAATAATTATTTAGAAGATCTAAATAATTTATCTCAATTGTTCGATGTTAACACTCAATTACCATTGGAGGTTTACAAAGATGTTGGATATAGAATTTCATCTGAGATTGATTTTTATAAAAGTACAATAGCTACATCTAGATGGGATTGTTATTATGCAAGGTTCCCAAAGTCACCTAGTGATATATTAAGAGCTGAACCAACTATTGAGAGCTTAAAGAATGCTTTAAATAGTATTGCTCCAAGAGGTATATATAAATATACAGCTCTTAATATTAATCACTACAATGTTAAAAAGACTTTTGAGAATAGGTCTCATGGTGGAACACTTGAAATGAATAAGATGAAAACTTGGTTTAAGTTCTTATCTAATATTATTGATCATACAGTTCAGAAGCGTTTTAAAGCACGTACAGAGCTTCAACAGTTAACTAGTCCTAGTTATATAGGAAGATCAGCTAACACTGTTAAATCAAGGCTATGGGATTTTTGCAGAGGTCAAGTAAGATCAACAAGAGAGATCATGGCACATTGTAATATTAACAATGCTGAAAGTGTCAGAAGAACAATTTCAGAGATCAGACAAAATGACCATTATAAGTCTTTTGTTGTTACTCATAATCAACAAGAATTTGGTGTTGATTATGGTCACTCAAGAGATCATGGAGACAATGGATATGAAGTTTTAATTACTAAAGATCTAGAAGTTGAAACAGGTGACATTGAAAAGATTGAGAACAATGAAAATGTAAGTGGTGATATATCTTTAATTGCTGGTCTAGATGATCAAACACTAGCAGATCTAAACGAGAGAATAAGAACAATTCCTAGATAATTGTTCTTAAAACTTACTAAATGCCATGTTAATGTAACATGGCATTTTTTTTGTCTAAGTTATTGTTTTTATTGTATAAA